GTTATTCCTGAGGTTTATGATGTTTTCCGCAAATATGTTTCTGATGAAATAAAGGCGGATGACAAAACAGTGCTTAGCAACCGCGTCGAAATTGATGAAATTGCAAGAGGTGTGATTGAAAAAATTGTTGAAAAGACCTTGACGCTGGATGCGTGGGAGATGGTATACAAAACCCATGAGACACGACCATGGAAGGATACCTACATCCCTAACATGAATTGCGTTATAACAAAAGAGCAAATCAGGCGTGATGGTGAGGTGAATCTCTCTTGAGAGGAGATGCAGAAAACGATAAGGGACAATATTTAAGCGAACTTATAGAGGAAATTATCCACTCGGATGATACTGAGTGGATGTCTTTAACCTCTCCAAAGGTCGCCGAATTTGCGGGACGATTTAAGAAGTATTACCAGAGTGGCAATTACAATATGTACAGCGCATCATATCGTTGGATTAGTGAAGCTGAGGATGGGACGGATGAATATTTGTCTCGTCGGCTGGGTATGATAGAAAACTATCTGCGCCACATAGATGGCTCCGATAAAAATGTAATTGAAAAATTTACAAAACTTCGTGACTACATATCTTTGGAAGCAGCCAGAGCTACACAATACAGAAATGTCAGAGCTTTGGCAAGCGATGCGCAGGAGATGCTTTCAAGGATTAAAGCCATTTCAGCAAAGGCTGAAGAAGAACGAAAAGATTCCGCAGCGCAAACAATTACGGTTCTAAGTATCTTTACCGGTATAGCGATGGCGTTCTTTGGTGGCTTCTCGTTGCTAGGTAGTGCATTTGACAATATTGCCTATGGACTGCCATCTGCTGCTATTATGGCCATTCTTGTGGGAATTGTCTTGTTTAACACTGTATTCTCATTCATTTACTTTGCAAGCAGAATCTCTGGACATACTGTGTCAAACTGCAGAGAAGAATCATGCAGCAGCTGCAATAATAAGTGCCATGCGAAAAGCGGAGAACAGGGATTTCATCCAATTGCTTGGTTGGCACAGCTTAATACGAAATATCCGTATGTTATTGCGGTCAACGGTTTACTTGTTCTGTTACTCATTGTGTTTATCATTTCCTATGTAGTGCTGCCGTATCATGGACTGCCAGAAACACGCCCTACAACTGTGACATCAACATCGGAAACTGCAAAGCCTTGTATTCCTTGTAGTTCCGGTAATTAAGCAGTATAATGTTACTATCAAAAGCCGTAAGGAACGGGAAACCGCCTTGCGGCTTTTGTGTTGTTGTCCATAGTGACGCTCCTGGCAGCAGGGGGACTGCGCGGTTGTCTGCCGCGTCGCTGTGTATAAGTCCCCTGCCCGGTTGAGATGCCGGGCTATTTTTATGCCCTTGTAGCTCAATGGCAAGAGCCTGAGGTGTGCCGGTCCAAGTCCGGCCAAGGGCATCTATGAAACAATCCAAGGCCCGGCGGGTCAGCGTGCCCACGTTGGACACAAAACGCCGGGCCAAGAAAATATACCGGGAGGGGTGTGCATGAAAATGACCCCCACGAAAAACAACCCCCGCTATGCCAACGGCAATCTGCGGCGCAAGCATAGGGCCAGACTCCGGGCCATGGGGTGCGAGTGCGGCATCTGCCATGGGCGGTTCGGGCCGATTCATTACGATGAGCCGAGCGATGCAGCGCATCCGCTGAGCTTTGTTGTGGATGAAATCAAGCCTGTTGCCAAATGGAAACAGTTTGGTTATCCGTCAGCGCGGGCCGCAGCGGAGGATTGGGACAATCTGCAAGCTGCGCATTACTTTTGCAATGCGCAAAAACGAGACAAAACAGCGAGTTTTTCGCTTGATTTCGGTGCAAAAATGACGAAAATTCCCAAGGTTACGGACGGCAGCTGGTAGGTGGGGAGGGTCCCCCTCCCCCGCCCACGGCGACCCTGCTGCTGTCCAGCGCCGATTTACACACGGGGTGTTTATGAAGCTGAAGAATGTGAAGGGCGGAAGGCTTGAGGAGCTGAAAAACCTGAAGCTGGTGCTGGCGGCGGCAATCGACGGGTACAGCGACCCCAAGGCGCTGCCGCAGCTGGCAAAGCAGTACCGGGAAACGGTACGGGAGATCGAGGAGATAGAGGGAGCGGCGAACAGTGAGGACGAGATCGGTGAAATCCTTGGCGAGCGCGCCGCTGATGGGAAGTCAGGAGCCGTCCGAAAGAGTCGTACCTGACTATACCGCCAGCGACGGGCTGGATGCAGCCAAGCTGGTGCGCATCGGAGGGACGGTGCTGGACCCCTGGCAGAGCGACATCCTGGACGACTGGCTGGGGCGCACGCCCTCCGGCAAGTGGGCCGCGCCCTCCGCAGGCGGCAGCGTGCCGCGCCAGAACGGAAAAAGCCTGCTGATCCAGGCGCGCAGCGAGGCGGGAATGCTTTTGTACAACGAGCAGGTCGTCTACACGGCGCACCTGCAAAAAACCGCCACCGAGACATTTGAGGAGATGCGCGACTTCTTTGAGGGGCCGAAGCTGCGCCGCCATGTGGCCGAGATCAAGACGGCCATCGGGCGCGAGCAGATCATCCTGAAGTCCGGCGCGCGCATCAAATTTCTGGCGCGAACCCGCAACGGCGGACGCGGCCAGCACGGCGACCTGCTGATCTTTGACGAGGCGCAGGAGCTGGACGAGACGCAGCAGGCATCGTTCCTGCCCGCAATCTCGGCAAGCCTGAACCCGCAGACGCTGTATCTGGGCACGCCGCCGGATGAGAACGCCGACGGCACGGTTTTCCGCCGCATCCGCACCGGCGCGCTGGACGGCAGCGCCAAGCGCACGGCATGGTTTGAATACTCCGTCAAGGAGATCGGAGACATCCATGATCCGGCGCGCTGGGCTGCCGCCAACCCGGCGCTGGGGCGGCGCATCCAGCAATCTACCATCGAGGGCGAGGCGGAGAACATGGCCCCGGATACGTTCGCCCGGGAGCGGCTGGGCTGGTGGAGTCCCGTGGTAACGGAAAAGCTGGACTACGCGCTGGACAAGAATGCCTGGGACCGCTGCGCCAGTGATGACGAGAAGCCGGAGGGAAAGACGGCCTACGGCGTGAAGTTCGCGGCGGACGGCTCGGCGGTGTGCCTGTGCGGCGCGGTCATCCCGAAGGACGGCCCGGCGCGGGTATCGCTGATCGAGATGCAGCCCACGGGGCGCGGCTTCGGCTGGCTGGCCGACTGGCTGAATGTCCGCTATGGTCGCGCGAGCTGCGTTGTCATTGACGGGCGCAACGGCGTGGATGTGCTTGTGGACCGCATCAAGGGAAGCTGGCGGGCCAAGAACGCGGTTATCCGGCCATCGGCCAAGGATGTGATCGCATCGGTCAGCGCCCTGACCGATGCCGTGAACGAGGGACAGCTGACATGGTACCGCCCGCAGCAGGCGCTGCGTGAGAGTGCCGTGACCAGCATCAAGCGGCCCATCGGCGGCGGGTACGGCTTTGGTGGCGACAACAGTCTGCCGGTGGAGGCATGCGCCCTGGCGTTATGGGGCGCAAAGACCAGCAGACGCGACCCGACCCGGAAGATGCGGATCGGCTAAGAGGAGAACGTGATGATCGCACTGAATTTCGGCACTGTGGCCGGACTGACGGGGCCGGAGCAAAAAGCCCTGGACGAGCTTGTCCGGGTCTACAGCCTGCATCAGGCCGGCAACGCCGAGAAGGAAAAATACTACGAGGGCCATGTTGCGCTGAAGGACGTGAACCTCGGAATCGCACTGCCGCAGGGCATCCGCAACCTTGAGGTCGGGTGCAGCTGGGGACAGAAGGCCGTGGACGTGCTGGCCGCCCGCAGCATGTTTGACGGCTTTGTGAGCAGCGGCGGCGACAATGCTGTGCTGAATCGGCTGATCGCGGACAACCGGCTGATCGCCGAGTACGGCAAGGCCTGCCGGGATGAGCTGAAGTACGGCTGTGCGTTCGCGACGCTGTCTGCGGATGCGGCCATCGGCTGCAAGATACGATTCCACTCCCCTGCCACGGCGGCAGCGCTGTGGAGCGGCGAGAAGGGGCGCATTGCCTGCGGGCTGGCGATCATTGACACCGTGCCGGATGAGCATCTGACCGGCGTGTGGCAGCCGCGCGTTGTGAATCTGTACATGGACAATGCTGTGACGGTGCTGCGCCGGAGGCCGGACGGCTGGAATGTCCAGCGACTGCCCCACCGCATGGGCCGCCCGCTGATGGAGCCGCTGATCTGGAATGCCACGAGCGGCAAGCCGTTTGGCCGCAGCCGCCTGAAGCGCTCCATCCGCACGCTGATAGACGATTACATCCGCACCGTGGCGAATGCCACGATTGCGCTTGAGTTTGACACGACACCGCAGAAGTATATTCTGGGCGTCACGGATGAGCAGTACGATGTGCTGATCTCCGACAAGTTCAAATCCTACGTGGGCAGTCTGCTGGCGGCGACGAGCAACCCCGAGACCGGCGAAAACCCGGTGTTCGGGCAGCTGGCGCAGGGCAGCTTGAGCCCCCACACCGAGAAGATGCGGATGACGGCGACCCAGTTTGCCGCGGCCACCGGCCTGACGGTGACGGACGTGGGCGTTGTGAACGATGCAAACCCCACGAGCAGCGACGCCATTCTAGCCCAGAGCCAGACGCTGGTGCTGCTGGCCCAGCAGCTGAACACCGGCAACGGCGACGCGCTGCGCACGATTGCCCAGATGGCGCAGGCCATCCTGCGCAATGTGCCGCCCGGTGCGCTGACCGAGGAGGAGCGGAACGTGATGCCGCACTTTAAGAATCCGGCCATGCCCAGCGTGGCCGTGACGGCGGACGCCGCCATCAAGATTGCCACGGCCCGGGAGGAGTTCGCCAGTACGGACACGTTTTTAGAGATGATCGGCTTTGACCAGGCGGACATCCGCCGCATCCGTGCGCAGGAACAGCGGGTGCGGGGACAGCAGGTGCTGATGGAGATGGAAGATGAGGATAACGACGCAGGCGTGGGAGACGTACATCCGCAGGCTGGCGCAGCTGAATGAGAAGGCCGCGCAGCTTATGGCGGAGTACCTGGCCGCCCACGGCACCGCCGACACAGAGGCGCTGATCGACTATGCCGCGGCGCTTGTGCAGAAATACGGTGAGGGCAGCGCTGAGCTGGCCTGCCAGATGTATGATGCCATGGCGGCGCTGCAGAATGCCAGGGTGTCCCCTGCCGAGCCTGCGGCACCTGCAAGCCGCCGCGAGGTGGCCCGGATGGTGCAGGCCACCCGGGAGAGCCCGCCGCAGATGCAGAGGGGCGTGAGCAGACTGGTAAAGCGGGCCGGGGCCGACACGACGCTGAAAAACGCGCAGCGGGACGGCGCGGAGTTTGCCTGGGTGCCGCACGGCGACAGCTGCGCCTTTTGCCTGACGCTGGCAAGCCGCGGCTGGCAGAGAGCCAGCCAGGCGGCCATCAAGGGCGGCCACGCCGAGCACATCCACGCCAACTGTGACTGCGAGTACGCCGTCCGGTTTGACGGGCGCACAAGCGTGGCCGGGTACGACCCGGATGCTTATCTGGCGCAGTATAACGCTGCGGGCGGCGATATAAACAGGATGCGCAGGGTGAATTACGCCGCCAACAAAGAGCGCATCAATGCCCAGAAGCGGGCGGCGTATGCGGCGAGGGTTGAAAACCAGAAAAAAGATGCTATAATAAAGGCAGATACAGTAGGGTTAGATAATGACCGTTATACGATTGCCGAGCCCAAAATTTCGCAGTATCTGCTGAAGCCTGAAGCTAAGCACGCCGCAGAGTTCTTTGATGCAGGCTATTCCGAGACTGATACCGAACGCCTGAACCGGGATATTTACCAGCAATTCGATGAATCCTTGAAAGTGGACATCCGAATACTGGATGACGGGACGGAAGCATTCAGCATCTTTATGGAACTCGGAACGACAGGCAAGAAGTCATTCCGCACAGTTTGGCAGCGGGAATCCGGAAGTGAAAAGCCGCGTTTTATTACAGCACACAGAGAGGAGAAGAAGCGATGAAGCTGTACGACCATGTGAAAATCAAATCCAGCGGTATCACCGGCGTCATCGTAGATATTTTCGGCGAACGGTTTACCGTAGAATCCGATACCGAACGCGTCCCCGGAGACACGAGCGGTTATCCGGGGCGGTGGCCATTGTTCACCTGCCCGGCCTCCGAATTGGAACTGCTGAAATAAGTTGAAGCCCTATGAACCACGATGCAAACGCACCGTGGTTTTTTCATGCCAATTTTTGGGAGAACATTATGGCAAAAGATGATTACTTTGTTTTGGTCTATAAAATCCTTGCCTATCTGTACACGGTTTTGAAGGAGGGCCACTCCCCTGATGCAAAGATGCTTCAATATGACAGCACACTGTTGGGGGTAAATGAACCTTACTGGGCCTATATTATGGAAAACCTGCAAGCGCAGGGGTATATTACAGGCTTGACCGTTGTTGCGGCATGGGGCGGAGCAAGGAGCATCTCAAATCTGGAACGATGCCAAATCACGCCGGACGGCATTGCCTACCTGTTTGAAAATAACCTGCTTGCCAAAGCAAAAGAGCTGTTGAAAGATGTAAAGGCCATGACGCCGTTTATCTGAATATGTGAACCACGATGCGAACGCACCGTGGTTTTTTTATGCCCACCCGGGCTGCATGAGGCCGGGGCGGGCAATTTTATTACCAAACTATGCCCGGCACGGCGTTAAACTGTACAGCCAGTGCGGATGCGACCCGCGTGAACAAAGCGCAGGCGGAAAGGACCAGAGATGAAACGCGAAGAAGTAAAAAACAAGATTCCCGGCATCACTGACGAGCAGCTGGACTGGCTGATGGGCGAAAACGGCAGGGACGTCACTGCCGAGAAAACCAAAGCCGCCAACCTGCAGACGCAGGTGAACGACCTGACGACCCAGCTGAACACCGCCAAGGACGGCCTGAAGGCGTTTGAGGGTGTGGATGTGGCTGATTTGAAGGGGCAGATCACCAAGCTGCGGGGCCAGCTGAGTGAGCAGGCGGACAGCTTCGCCTTTGACAGCGCCCTGGATGCCGCCATCCACGATGCCCACGGGCGTGATGTGAAGGCAATCCGCGGGATGTTGGATGTAGCCGCGCTGAAGGCCAGCAAGGACCGTACCAGCGACATCAAGGCTGCGGTGGAGGCGCTTGCCAAGGAAAAGGCATGGGCCTTTGAGGACATTGGCAGCGGCTACCCCAATGTGCCCGATGGCGGCAGTGCCGGTGCCGGAGGCGGTACACCTGCGGCAGATGGTGTGGAGGCAGCCTTCAAGGGGATGAATCCGGGGCTGAATGTGTAACGGCAGATGGCGGCAAGGTCTGCCCTCATCCGCCGCTGCGGCGGCA